GGACTTGTTCTCGAAGGTAAAGAACCCCAACTACTTCCCATTTTTTATAGTGTTTAGGTAAGTCTTTAACTTTACGATATTGACTTCCTTTGGTTTGTATGTTCTTAAATGTACCATCCGGTATAATTATTGTTTGTGTCTGGAAACATATCACTTGTTGAATTTGTGTTGTATTCAGGAAACAAACTTGTGTTGTTGCTTATGTAGTCAATAAAACGTTGTGTGTAGTGTTGTGCGATTTGTGTTTCCTTTTCAATTAAAAAGTCTATTTCGTTTTTTTCTACGCTTGTTGAATTTTCAGAATTATGTTTGTAAACTCCTTTGTTTGAAATCGTGTAACAAGCGAACGGCAAATAATACTTCATTGCTAAATGAATAAGCATTGGCTTCAAATAAGTAGTTGTAAGCGTTAAATAATTTCCACTTAATGTATTTGCTATTATGTCCGCTTTTATCTTCTCTAATAGCTTCGTACCCGTGTAATTTTGCAAGTCTGTATCTTGTGCGATTTTAATATATTGTATAAAATTGTCCGTGTCAACGTTTCCGTTTAACGAAGTGTACTTTGTTAAATCTTGTCGTGTTACTAAAAGTGCTTCTGCCATTAATTCTCTTTTTTATTTGTAGGTAAAAACCCTTTGTTCGGCATATCAATTGGACGTTGTGCAACTAAACTTGGGTTAGTAATTACATAACCAAATTTAGCGGCTTTTGCTTGTGCTAATTTTTTTGTGTTTTCAGTTATGTTTAATCCTGTTCCTTCAAATACTGCATAAACTTGTTTATTCCACCTGTGGTGACAATTTCCACCGCCCTTATATAACCAAATTGAATAAGTGTCAGCACCTTTAGGCCCCCAACCTTTATTAACAACTTGTGAACCCATATTTAAAATATCTTCTTTACGGTAAATCTTGTTTGCTAAAACCATTTGTGTACAAAATTCACGTGGGTTATCCGTTACTTCGCCTTCGTATTTATAACGAACAACAAACTTTACTCCGTCAATAGTTTTGTCTTGTCTACTTGTTATGTTTGGTCTTGCGTCTCCTGTAGAAACCAAGTTTACAATTTTGTTTAATAAACTTTGTTTTGGTTCTTTACTTAACAACTCGTTTTCTTTATCGTCATTTTCGTAGTCAACTTCCTTTTCATCTATTAAAACCCAATTGTCTTGTGGTTCTTCGCCTAAATCAATTAACGGATTTGTATGTGCGCTTAATTCTGTTCCTGTTTCTTCTGCAACTTGTTCTGCGTTTTGCGTGTTTTCCAAGTCCGTAAACTCTAAAGGTTGTAAAGTCTTAAAGAATAACTTTAAAGCTACTCCATTGTAAGCTAATATGCTATCAAAAGCATCTAATAATTCTTCTTGGAATGGTCTTATAACCATATTGTCAAATAATATACTTGAATTTTTTAGTTCTTCTGCGTTACTTGAAAATCCGTTTGTTGAAGCAACTCCAAATAATAACGGACTTGTTATATTGTGTCCTAACATTATTTTGCGTAAACATTCTTCGCTTAAATATGTGTAGTGTTCTGGAGCATCGTTTAACGGAATATCTTCAACTGTTGTTTTACTTTCAGCGTTGTTGTTAAAAGCTACTATAACTTTTTGTCCGCGTGAACCTGTTAACTTGCTTAAAACTTTGCTTGAAATAATACTTTGTTGTTCATCCGTTGGTATTCCGTTATTAAAGTTTACAACTTTAGTACCACTAAATCCGTTTTGTACTTCGTTTATTAAGTAGTCTGCAATTTCTTCTTCTAAAAGTGTATAAGGTACTGCACCTTGATAGTCAGGATATGCGTAATATTTCATTCCAACCGAATAAGGTTTGGAAAATAATATTTCTATTTTTTCTTTGCTATAACCAAACGCATTAAATCTAATCGGTGCAAACTTTTTAGTATCGTCCCAATTGTCGCTGTAGTAATAACCTGTTATTTGTCCGTCTTTGTCGCATTTTTCAGCTCGTAATAAATTAACAGGTATATGATATGCTTTTAATATTTTGTCGTGCTTGTCATTATAATGTACTTGAATAGCAAATTGCCCAAACATTTTTCTATCAAGAACCATTTTTCGTACGTCTTCTTTGTGAAATAAAGACATCATTTGTGCGTATTCATTCGGCTTTTTATTAGCGTCTAATGCACTAAGACCTTTTCCGTAAATTAATCGCGCTACGTTGTTTATAATAGCGTTATTGGTTGTTGAATTGCTGTATCTCTCAATTAAAAATTGAAAGTATTGGTCTCCGTCTTCGGTTAAAAAGTCAACCCAATTTTCTCGGTTTGTTTCCGATACTACAGGTGACGTATAAGCCGACAAATTTAAAACGTGTAAATTATTCATATACTATAAAATCATTTGTTGTGGAATTAGAAACGTACTGATTATTGTTAACCGAAAATGTAACTAAAGGTTGTGCGGTGCAAAATATTCTATCCTTGTAAATTATATCGTTACTTGAATTTTTTAATTCTAAAGTATAAAAATGTCCTTCTATTAAACTAAAAGTATGTGTTATTGTATTTACATAACCACCATAACCAAAAAAAAACGCTTGTGTTGAAATAGGCGTGTTTGTTTGTTCGTCTGTTATTATCATTGTTGCAGGTGATTCGTTAACAGCGTTCCCTAAAACTCTTGGAATATAACTAAACGTTTGTTGACTTCCTGAAGGTGTTAATACTATCATATTAGTATAATTAAATATTCGTGTTTTTGTTCTTTTTTTAAGACAAAAAAAAAGCCGAACTTACGAACGGCTTTTAAAATAATTTTTTAAGTTTTAAGTTGAAATAATATTTGTAGTTGTTAAACCTGTAAATATTTTACCTGAACCTACTAAATCTGTATCAGCATAAGGTGAAGCAACAGGCAAATGATTTGCAGGAATTGGCTCTGTTCCTACAAGTGTCAATGTGTAACCGTTTAAGTCACCCATTGCAGTACCGTTAGCAATAGTTCCTGTTGTTACATCCATTCCGTGATTAAGTCCTGCTAAAAAGAAATTGTTAGCGTTTGTCTTAATTATAACGTGTGGTCTACCCCAAGCAAGTAATTTCATTTGTCTTGTAGTTTGTGCATCTAAACCTTTGATTGTAAAAGTTAAAGTTTGCTCTACAAATGTTGTTCCGTTTTCTCTTGAACTTGTAATTGTTTGCTCAAAAGAATTTGCACCTTTTAAATCGTACTTAAATAAACTGAAAGTTCCTGCAATAGTTTTAATTTGGTCGGTAATGTCTGGAAGTGGTGGTGAAACACCATCATAAGTAATTGTGCCTAAATCTCCGTAGTTAATAAAGTATATTGACTTAATACCGCCTACAAACTCTTTACAAACTTCAGCTCTACCGTGTGTTAATAAACAAGCCATTTTGTTTTGTTTTTAAATTATGAATAAAATAAAGCGCAGTTACCTACGCTTTTTATTTAATATTATACTCCTGAAGAATAAAGAACTACGTCTCCACCAATACCATGTTGAACCGCTCCATTGTAACGCATAACTACACGTACATTTTGAGAACCGTCTATGTCAGCCATATCAATGACTTTAACAACGTTTTTGTCGTTTAATAAACCACAACCAAAGTAAAGGTTGTCAACCGTAGTTGCAATCATGTCTGTAGATTTCATTCCGTTAGCCATGAAGATTGGAATGCCGTCAAATGAAAGAGAACCGTTTGTGTACCATTGTGTACCCTGTGTGTTTGTTCCGTTTGCTCCTAAACCTGAAGCACCAAAACCACCAAGAGCGCGAACGTAAGATTTTGCTATTGCTTGTGAAACATAAATTCTTAAACCTTCATTTCCGTAAAGTGATGCAGGAATAGCGTCTACTACTTTTCCTATTTCTGCTACTACGTTAGCGGATGTAATCGCAGTTGAAACTACGTCAATAACGTCTGCGTCTGCTAACATTAAAGTTCTAAACCCTGCAAATTCACCCGCTGTTGCGTTAGTTCCATTCCAAATTGTTGTTTCTAATTTAGCAGCTACTTTTGCTGAAACGTGTGCAATTACAAAATCTTCAAAAGACTTTGGAAGTTTAGAAAAAGAAGAATATCCCATTTCTGCAACTTGCCATGTTTGTTGTAAATCTGCTTTACACAATTGAATGTTTACTTGAAATTCTTCTGTTGTTAATACTCTTTCAGTTAGTGTTACCGTTCCTGAAGCTGTGAAATCACATGAAGCATTTGCGACTATGTCACCTGTTGCTACTTTTTGAATTACTTGTTTGTAAGCAACGTTTGGAAGTATTGTTATTCCACCTTGCTCTAATGTTGGTGCGCTTAATAAAGCTGCTGCGATATACTTACCTGCAAATTGACCTGCGTAAGTAGTACCGGATGTTACTGGATTTGCCATTTTTTAAATTTTAAATTGTTAATATTATTTGTTAATTTTTTCTATAATTGCGTCCATCATTGTTCGTGGTCTTTTAGAACCATATTGAAAATGTTCAACTTCATTCGTGTTTTCAGGGTTAAATGCAATTGGTTTTACGTCTGCAAGTTCGGTTACTTCAGTTGCAACTTCGTCAACTTTAGACAGTAATTCGATTTGTGCTTTTAACTCTATATTTTCTTGTGTTAATTTTTCTATTTCTGCAAAGAACGTTTCTTTAACTACGCTTTCAATTGTCTTTTTTGCGCTTGGTGTTACTGCTTCTGCTGCAACAGGAACTTCTGGAGCAACTTCGTCTTCAGGTGCAACTTCTTCAGTTGTTGGAGCTTCTTTAACATCCATTATAATACCTTCAACTTCTACAACTAAAATACGTCCGTCTTCTAATTCATATTCTCCAATCGGAACGGGTATTTTTTGCTCGTCTTCAGTTACAATAAAAACTTCTTTGTCCATTTCAAAAGCGTCTGCTTCAAAAATTGTGATTCCGTCTGCTAACTTCATTGTTTCCAATTTCACTTCCATTCCTAAAAGTGTTTTGATTTGATTAATTACGCTTGTTTTCATATTTAATTTTTTTATAATTTAATTGATTGTAAAGTTTTAATTTTTACAGCTATTCCACCTTTTAAACCGTCTTGTAAATTTTTCTTTTGGTCTAATATTTCTTTTGGAACTGCTATGCCTAATTCTTTAGCCGCAAGTTCAAATTTTGTAAATATTGGAATTGCATCTTCATTAATTTTTTGTAAATCAAGTTGGTTTTTAAGAGCTAAAGCAACAATTGGTCTTAACTTTTCGTAATCATCAAAACTTTTTTTCCTTGCGTTTATAGCATCGGCATAAGCTTTTTTTACATCATCAGCTAAACCTAAATTAACTTCGTGTTTTGCTAATTCCGTTTTGTCTGCTAACCTGTCGTAAACGTTTTGTAGTGTGTTCATATATGTATAATTTAATTGTTTATTATTTGTTGTATTTTTAAACTCATCGTCCTTGTCGTGTATAAGTTTTAACGTAATTTTTACTTGACTTTAATTTACTATTTCGTGTTTTTGCGTGTACTCCTGCACGTTTAACTTTCGGTTTTTTAAGATGAACTTTAACGTTAGTTTGCTTCGCCATTTAAAATAATTTCTTTGATTTTGTCCATTAAAATTTGCTCGTCATTTACTAAACTCATTTCGTATTTGTCTGCAAAATAACCTTCAATAGAAAATCCTTTTACTTCACCAAGTTTTACTTTGTTCCAAATTTCATCGTTGTTTACTTTCATAGAAATAACCCAAGTACCTTTAGGAAAGTTAAAACCGTAGTTCGTGCTTTTGTCATTTTTTCCTTCTGTAATCCAACTTTCAACAACGGACATTCCGTCTAACTTTTGTTTATGTTCTAAAGTTGCGTTGTTCTGGTTGCTATTCATAAAAAATAATTCACTTGCTTTTCGTACCGTTGCTTCAGAAAAATAAATATAGTATTCTTCGTTCTTGTCGTTCTTGCGGTAAATTTGTTTGTTTGGAATTAAAGCCGCACCCATTAATATACGCTTTTCAGAATCAACTTCTTTTAACTCTATTTCGTGTTTTGATAGATAAATAAAGTCGCTTTCAATGGCTGGACTTTCTACCACAGAAACTGCGTCAATTCCGCTTGTCTCGTCTTTTTCGTCAATTATTAATTCAACTATTCGCATAATATATTAATTAAATTATTGTTTGTTTGTTGTATTTTCTAACCGCCTAAAGTTGCGTTTGCTAACCTGTTTCTATCAAGTGCCTGTTGTGAAGTTACTTGCCCTGAAACTACATAAGCTTGTATTGGTTGTTGGTTCAAACTTGCAAGTTGATTAACTCCACTTTGTCCTACAACATTAAATTGTGGTGCTGACATCGTTGGTGCTGTTGCACCGCCACCACCACCACCACCACCACTTGCGCTTGGTGTTTCACCACCTTCAAACTTTGAAGCGGCAATTTTTTTAATGTTCATTAAACCTGCTGCAACAGCACCTGCAGCGGCTATTGGTGCAAGTACAGGTCCTATTACTGGAATTCCTGCCGCTGACTTAAATGCCGCTGTTGCTGCTGTATAAGTGTCTATTGTTGCGGAAGCAATATTTGCAGCTTTTTGAATATTAAACGCGGCTTTTTGTGCTTTTTTATTTTTACCTGCAAACAAAGTTGCTACGTCTGCAAACGCTTGAAAACTTCCTTTGACTAAATCTAATTGTTTTTGTAAAGTAGCTTGTTTTTTTGCAAGTTCTTCATTTTCTAAATCTTGTTTATCCTTTGAATATTTTATATCAAGTGCCTTTAAAATTTCTTTGTTGTCCTTGTATAATAGTTGGTCGGCGGTATATTGCTCCGTAAGTTTTGCTAATCTTAATTCGTTTTCGCTTAATGTAAGTTCTTCTAAAACTATTTTTTCATTAGCAATTTTTTCTTTGTTTTTTGCTTTTTTTTCTTCTATTGAAAGTTCATAAACCTTGTCGTATTTTTCCCTTATTAATTTAAGTGCGTTTTCCTTTTCTTTTTCTAAATCAGTAACACTAATTTTTTCTTTTTTTGCATCTGCAATTAACTTGGTATATTTTTTTTCTACTTCGTCTTTTTCTTTTTGTTCTTCGTTTAATTTACTTAACCTTAATTCTTCTCTTAATGAAAGTATGCTATCATTTAATGTTTTAATACGGTCTTTTTCAGTTTTAGCCGCTTCTTCATTTTGTTGTTTAATTTGTTCGTTAAGTGCTTTGTTTGCATCTTTTATTTTCGTGTTGTTGTCGGTTAATTCTTGTCTAACTTCAACTTGGTTTTTCCTTACAATATCTTTTTTATTCTTAATCGCGTCTTCTAAATCTTTGCGTTCTTCTGCGGACGCTTTTCTTGATTCAGTTGTTACTTCTCTTTGCTTTTGAATTAACTCATCACTTGCGCCTGAATTAATTAAATTTGCTAAAGTATTCTTGTTTTTCTCATATGTATTTTTTGCTGTTGCTAAACTTGCTTTGTTAAGTGCAATTTCTTCTTCTGCGTGTTTTAATGCCAACGCCCTTAATGCTTTTGTACTTGCACCGGAAGCTTTCGCCATTTCGTACTCGTGTCCGTTCTTTGTTTTTAATGCTTCACTTGCACGTTCACTTGATTTTATTTGTTCTTTTAAAGCAACAGTATTTTTTTTAACTGCTGTTTCGTTTCGTGCGTTTGCTTGTTCACTTGCTTGAAACATTGTAATCAACTTGTAACCAACTGCTATTAAAGCAATAGTTGCCGCTATAATTGCTCCGATAGGATTTAACGCCATTGCTAAATTGTAAGCATATTGAGCCGCAGTCATTATTTTTTGAAATACTGCATTTGCTTTTATAACCGCTCCAAGTTGTTTAAAACTATCGATGCTTTCACCAATTGCTTGTGCGCCTGAAGCTAAAGCCATTGCACTTTGAACTTTTAACAACGCTTTTTCTACGTCTTCATTTTGTTTTCCGAACGCTCCTAATGCTCCTGTAACAACAGAAAAACCACCCGCAACGCCTGTAAGCGAACCGCTCAACGCTTTAAACTTTGCGTCTGGGTTAAACGCATCAGTCAACGCTTTTGCATCGCCAATCTTGTCTTTTAATATAGCCGCTGACTTTGCCGCTTCAACTGCTTGTGCTGAAGTTGCTCCGAACTTTTCGGCTAACGTTTGGACTTCAACTTGCGCTGCTTTTAGTTGTTGTTTTAAATTGCCTAAATTAGAACTTACTTCTAATTCAATTACTTTTTTTTCAGCCATTATTCTTTAGTTTTTTTTCTATTAACCTTTTGCGTTGTGCTTGTTTCCATTGTTCTTTTATGCTCGTTGTGAACTTGTATTTACCTTTTGCAATGTCGATGTTTTCACTTTCACCGTAAAAATCACTTAACAAAAGCATTTCTATTATTTTGTTTATCATTGTTGTTCTATTATTATGTAATTTGTTTCCGTGTTTCCGTTGGTATATTCTGTGTCTAAACTTATTGTAATTGTTCTTGTTGCGTTTGCAGGAACTGTTACTGTTAAATAACCTTCTGCTGTAAATAATACGCTTGACAAAGTAACGTTACTTGCATTTGCGCTTTTTGAAATTCTTACTTGTGTAGCTCCGTTACTAAATAAAACCACAATTTTGTGAACAGAACCACCTAAAGGACTTGGTGTGTAAACAATTGGTTTAACTTCTGCAAAATCACTAATTAACGTGAATGTTACATCTCCTGTTGTCAAGTCGCTTTGCATTTCGTTAATCATATAACGTTTGTCTCTTATTATTAATCTATCGTTTAACTGAAGTTGTGTAAGCAAAGAAACCGGTAAAATAGTTTTAACTTTTACAAGTCTGTTTTTTGGGTTGTATAGGTTAACTAAATAACTTCTGTAATATAAAGCGTAAATCGTGTTTGGGTTGTTTTCTAAATAAAAACTTGAAATTTCTTCACCAAAATTTAACGTCAATGGAATTAAACCTGTTACAAAAAGTATTTCGCTATCTTGTCCAAATGGAACGTATTGCGCTGTGTTTGATAGTCCGTGCCAGTGTATTTTATCTCCTGCTGTTAAAGTTGTTAGTGTATTCATATACAACAAAACAGGTTTTGGAATATAAGGAGCTAACTCTTTGTTTAGGCAATAAGCTACTTGCAAATTGTTACCGAAATTATTGTGTAGTAAGTTTTCAAATGGACTTTCAATTTTGTATTCGCCACCGTCATAGTTCCAACCTATTTTCGTGTTTCCGTAGCCGTGTGCATCTGCGTTTAATGGACTTTCTAAAAAGTATTTATTAAGCATACATTCGCTATCTTGGTATTTAAACTCAATAGACTTATAAAGTTTCATTCGTTCAATTTCAATGCTTGTTACATCAGTATATTGCGTTATGTCTCTAATAATTCCTTTACTATACCAATAAGGTATTGGTTCAAAAGTAAATACGTTCTTCGTGTTTGAGTAAACTGTTAAATTAAATTCTTTGCATATTCCTGTTATAAAATCAGATATTTTCATATCAGGTGCTAAACCTGCTAAATCAGTAAATGAAGTTGTTGTTGCTGTTGTAACTGCTGTTTGTTGAATATATGTAGTGTCTTGCGTTACTGTATCATAAAATGCTTTTTCACAAGTTAAATTTATTCCAATGGTTATAGCGTAATAACTTCGTATTTTAAATGTTATAACTTGGTTAAATTCAGGTGTAATTTGAAATTGCTGTGAACCACCTGTTGTTGTGCCTGATTTAACAACTAATAAAACTCCATTTACATAAACATCAATAAAATAATCACTTGGACTTATTGACAAACTTTGACAATTAAAAAAAAGCGTACTATCTATTTGTAATTGATTAGTTAATTGAAAACTATTTGTACTTAAATTAAATTGTGTAGCGTCACTTGTTGAAGTAAAATCTAATTCTACAGGATTATTTGTGTAGTGGTAACTTTCCTTGTTTTTGTAAAGTAAAAATGCTTTTTTAAATAAATCACTTTGTAAAAATACTCCGTTAAATGTTATTTGATATTTACTTGCAATTAAATTAAATATACTTGCAACACGAACCGCAGGAAATAATTCTGTGTAAACTATTTCGCCGTGTACGTGGTTTATATTGTTATCGTTGTTTGTAGGGTATTCATACCAATTAGGTAAGTTTGCAGTAGGCAAAGGAACACTTGAACCAAACTGCCAAACTCTATTTGAACTTATTAACGGGTAACGAACGTTGTAATCGGTTACTGTGCTGTCTATTGTTACTCTATTGTAAACTTCTTGGTTTGTGTAATCGTGGTCTAATGTCGAATAATTTAATTGGCTTAATTTGTCTTCGTTAAAATAGTCTTTTAAAGAAACTCCTGCTCCGTAAAATGTTACTGAATAACTATCAGGACTTCCGTTTTTTAGGTTCGTCTTTTCGAGCTGAATTTTACCACGTCTAAATAAAACTGTGTCTATTTCTATGTATGCGTTGTATCGGTTTTGATAATCAATAGTTGCATTAACATCGTTTTGGTAAAAGTGCTGAAATATTGCGTTGTTTGTAGGTGAACAAGGAATTGTAAACCCTTGCGAATAGTCCGTAAATATTTTACTTATATCCGATATGTTTTGAATGGTAGAACTTACGGAAATCTTTTCATCGTTAAATAATTCTAAACGTGAAAAATTTAATTCGGTTTGTGCTAAAGCTGTTTCTATAAATATTGCTACTTGCCTTTTCATTAAATAACTGAATTAATAACATCAAATGCAAACTCAAATTCTAAACTATAATTTATTTGTTTCGTGTTTATATGCTTAAACAACTCCGTGCTTTTAGTATTAATCTTTGCAGGTTTATCGTCAATCAGTATTCGTTCGCTTAACATTATTTGTTTTAATACTTCTTTCCAAGTTTCCTTAACCCAACCTGTATTTACTTTAATACTTTTCTTTCCATTAGTATTAAATGTTTTTCTTTGTCCTTCTAATCCACTATAAAAAGTTGTTGGAAATTGTGATGTTTGCATCAAATTGTATTCCGTGTTTTCAACATTAAAGTTATCTGTACTTGCTTTAAAAAAGAATTCTCTTTGCCAAGCTCCGTACTTGTTTACAAAGTCAATTATAACAGGTGTATATTTGCATTCTTCTAACGGATAAAAATACCAAGTTGCTTGTACTGCTGAAGCTCCGTTTAAAATTTCTACTTTGTTTCCTTCGTTTACGTTTGCAGTTCTTACTCGTGGAATATCAAATGTCGAACTTGCTACTGCTAAACTTGTTACTACTGCGGTGCTTAAATTTGTGTAACGCGCTGTAAAACTTGCTCCTATTGTTACTCTTATTTTTCCTGCGTCTGAAGTTGGGTTGTAGTAATAGTTTCCTGCGTCAAGTCCGTAATCTAAATTGTCAAAGTTAAATCCTTGTTCGTAATATGAATAACCGTCAAATGCTATGTAATCAATTGTATTTAAAAGAGTATAAGTTAAACCTACTAATTTATAAC